GATCAAGTCTCTCAAGCTTTGTATAGGTGGACATTTTAGTCAACAGCCCTTCGCCAGGATTGGTTTCTATATCATGCATCAGTCGTAAACGGCTGTAGTTCCCATAGTTCCGAAGAACATGTTGGGAAGCTAGGAAGCGCATACTCAAAGTATCACGCTTCCTTACAAGAAAAGGAACCATTCCGGACATAAACCATCTGATAAACACAAAGCGAAACGCTCTGCATCCATCACATGGACATGTTCGAAATCCCATAGGTGTAGGGTCTAAAAAACAACAATGAGACGTTCTCAACGTCTCAAGGTAAGGACCCGACAACACACAAAGAAAGAAAGTACGATCTGGCATACGCCAAACCGAACAATCTATATACCACGCTGGATTCTCACCAGGGTGGGTCTCTATGTCATGCATTAACATCAACCAAACTCCATCGTACATATAAATATACTGTCGTAACACTCTCCGTGTCACAAGTAATCTGTACAATGATGGAAGTGAGGCTTCAATAATGGCCCTGCGTCTCTGAAAAGTTTCAGCACGCCTCTGTCGGGCTCTCAGCCTAAGCAGAAGCGTAAACTCTTCATTCTCTATGAGCTCACTCACACATGCAAAACACGTGCAAGTGAACTCACAGAGACTATTCGTGAGACATGACTCAGACTCCCACTGGTCATTATGAACGGATTGTATCTCGGACTGGGGCAACAAATTTCCTTCAAAATCATATTGCTCTTGGGGTGATAGCTCTTCTAAAAGAGCCAAATCACCCCAACCCATTCCAAGAGCCATCTGGTATTCCATCTGTAAAGGATAAACGCCATCAAGCACTTCGTTAAAGGGGTAGAACTCATCATCTACCACTTCAATAGGAGGTAAGGAAGCGAACAAATCAATGTCCGCTGGCAAACCATCCTCAGTATCTGGATCAAAAACCCACCCAGGGTTTGTCTCTATATCAAACAACAATCGCCATGCGAAATATGCTCCTATCAGATAAACTGACAAAAACAACAAACACATAGTTGTGAAAGCTATTTTAATAAAGACTAAATTGATCCAAAAACTCAAAGAAGGAATCCGGACCCAATGTGGAAACTCATCAAGATCGC